ATTAAAGTGTAATTTCCTGGGCGATCTATCTCTCCTAAACCGGTGTTTTCTGCGTCGATCCATTGAACCGTAGGCTCATAAGTAGCCCAAGTTAAAGCCGGTGGAACCGCTTGCCATTGAGCTAATAAAACAGTTCTTAAGACTTCGTAAATCTGATCTCCGTCGCCGTCTTCGGCTAAGTTATCTAAATATAAAGCTTTAGGTAATCTAGCTAAAGCTCCGAGAGCTGTAATTGTGTAACTCTGAGAATAACCCACGTTACCGATTTCGGAAATACTTAATTCTAAATCTGTAATAGTTCCGCCGAAAATTGGCACGTAAACCGAACTAGAATCTTGAAGCTCTATAGATACGGTTTGATTTATTTCAAAATTTAGTAAAGTCTGATCTAAATTTATTAAAGTTAAATTAGCGTAGCCGGCGACGGCTTGAGTATAAATATCGGTGCGGCCGGAAGTAATAGTTAGGTTAGCTAAAATTAACTCCGTGTAATCTACGGAATTTATTTTAAGACGCCATACCGGAGAAAAGTTACTCATTAGGCGGTAAAGGCAAATTGGCTCGCGCCTTGGGTTCCTCGAGCTTGCGATCTATTTAATAGGTCGATAATTTGACGCGACACGCTCTCACCGTCTAAAGCTCCGTTTACGGTTATGTTATAAGTAGCTCCGCCGCCTAGAGCAGAGTTAGGCGTAATATTTCCGCTTGAGCTTGGCGTAAATAATTCGGCTCCACGTTCTCCGACTAAGTAGCTAGTTCCGGCCATTACCGAACCGCCGGAAGCTCTGCCGCCGCCGAAAGGATTTAACCGAGAAGCTATAGATCCTAAATTTATATTACTTACTAAAGCTATTAAAGTTCTAATTCCACTTATAGCCGAATCGACTATATTTACTAAAGTAGCGAAAATAGTAATTATTCCAGAAATTACACTTCCTAAAACTTCGAAAGATTTACCTAATACATTTCCTAAAAACGGAGCTAGATATTTAGAAGCGAATTCGAAGAACTCTTTAAATAAATCGAATAAAGGTTGTAATTTATCTTTATTATTTTCTAAGGATTTACTCACGCTTCCGAACGCTTTAGAAATACCAGCTAGAGCCGGCTCGAAGAAGTTAACTATTGCCGGAATTAAAGTCTTAGTAATAAACTCCCAGTATTCTTTAAAGACCGGAATTAAGACTTCCGTAAAGAAGGTAGCCAAGTTAGCGAAGACCGGAGTTAATTTTTCTCCTACGGACGTAGCTAATTCGTTAATTACAGGAACTACGTTATCTATAAATAAAGTTAGCATAGGAGTAATCGCGTCTATTACGAAGCTTCCGACCGTTTCTTTAGCTTCGTTAAAAACTATTCCTAATCTTCCAAGTTTTCCGCTAAAAGTGTCGGCGGCTATGGCGGCTTGGCCGCCGAAAGTATCGGATAACGTTTTAGTAATCTCGTCGAAAGACATTGTTTTAAGTTGAGCGGCTGATAGGCCTACGCCGAGCTTGCCTAGACCGGCGGCGTTACCTTCGAAAGCTTTACCTAAAGCCATAGATACCGCTTCTAAACTTTTACCGCTTCCGGCAGAAATATCTAAAGCTAATCCCTGTAATCTCTGAGCTTCGCTAACGTCTCCAGTAGCTCGAACTAGACGCTCTAAGCTTGGCCTTAAAAGATCGTCGGTAACGTTATTAGCTATAGAAGTTTTAGTAATATAACTTTCCACCGCGAGAGTTTGGTTCTTAGTAGCTCCGGTAACGTTTATTAAAGTAGCGGCTAATTTAGCTTGGGCGGCTTCGTCCTCGGCGGCGGCTTTTACTCCGTCTATTAAAAGTTTTCCAGCGTAGGCAACGGCGGCCGCTCCAGCTACGGCGAAAGCTAAGCCGGCTTTTTTACCGAAGTCTCCGACTTTAGAGCCGAAGCTTTCCACTTCTTTAGAACCTTGATCTAAGCCTTTAGATAAGCCGGCAACGTCGGCAAGTAAGGAAAGTTTTAAGGTTCTGGTTCCGGCGGCCATTACGTCCACTCCTTAATAACGGAGTCTAAAGATTCTTCCCACTTAGCTATAAGATAAGGCTGTTCTTCTTTAAGTGTTGGATAAATAAACCAGCCTTTAGAACCGCCGCGATCTCCCTTACCTGACCAGACGGGAAATTGTTTATATTTATTAGATCCGAATTCATAACCGCCGAGAATACCTATTCCGCCTTCTCCGCCTTGGTTAATCTGTGTAGTTCCACCGCCGCTAAATTTCTGCGCCGAATAACCTATATTTATTTCGCCTATTTTAGAAGACTTAGCTACTTTCGCTCCTTGAGCTATTCTTAAGGGAGCTTTATTGTTTTTCATAGATCCGGCTTTAATTACTATTTTACCTTTTAAATATTCTACTAAAGAACCGGATTTTTCTTTAGCTTCTTTTACCGCTTCTTCGTCCATGGCTTTAAAGGCGCGGTTAATAGATCTAAGCTCGGCCTTATCGTAAGTTAAAACTTCACTTGCCACGCTTTGACTCCAGTATCTCTAAAGCTGTTAAAACTTCTTCGGCGGTCTGCCATTGACTCATAGGAATTTGGGTAGCTATAGCGAGTTCCACTAAAAGCCGGCTTAGGCTTCCTCGCTGATAACTTTTGGGAGTTCCTCGCCTACTATTACGTCGGCGATAGTCTCCGTCCAAGCTTCTAAAGGTTTTACAGGTTTACCGCCGGCGTTNCGCTTCATNGAGTTATAAGCTAGAAATAGNAAATCTGTAATTCCCATTTTCTCGCCGGCTTGTTGAACCGTAAAGCCGCTTTTAGCTTCCCACTTAACGAACTCCGGCGGTTGAGCTATAAACGTCTCNTTAGTTCCGTCTGTAAATTCTATATTTATAGATAGCTTCATGCTCCCGATCCTTNCTTAAGGTTGAAGTTCTGGAGTAGTAATACAGGTAAAGACTAGAGATACGGTNTGCGCGTCNGGAGCTGTTCCACCGGCGGAAGGCTGTATCGGTTGAACTTCNAATTCGAAAACTACTCCGGTGTCGGCGGTTAAGACTACGGCTAAGCCGGTGTCTGGAGCAGAAGTAGCGGCCGTCCACAGAGCTTCGCATAATGAAGAACCGGCTCCCCAGTCGGATAGCATTTCTACGGCGAAGGATCCTTGAGTGTCTAAAGTTTTATAAGCTTTTCCGGAAAGTGTCTGGTAAGTCTCGATCGTAGTATCTACGGTGAGAACCGCCGACGTAGCTTGAGCGGAATATTGAGCGGCGTCGATAGTAAAGCTAATATCTCTACCGGTGATTATTGTAGTAGGCATTTATTTATTTCTCCTTATGTTTGATGGTAGTAGGTGTAAACGTCTAAATCTGAGGTTAAAAAATTACCAGTTCCGACGGTAATAATNGACGGACGAGAAAANTTTCCTATAACGTAATTAGTNGGGATCTCTTCTAAAATTTCTATCATAAGTTCTTCTAAATTATTTAAAGCTCCAGCGNTATTATTATAGGCGACTATTGCGCTTATAATTAAGTTAACTTTTACTTTAACCGTAGCTTTACCTATTAAGACATTTTCTAAATATGGTGAATTAGGTAAAATTGAACAGGCCGGCGCGATAATTGTCTCCGGCGGTGATCCGTAAACGGAAGCGGTAATGTTTTCTAAAGCTGTAGCTAAAGGATCTCTTACCGTGTCTAATATTGTGCTCATTATTGAGCCATAGTCTCGACGTCAATATAGGAGCTTAGAAGTCCGATTACTCTATTTTGAAGTGATCGACCTAAAACGAAAGGTGACGGATTTTGGTCTATGGAGCTAGTCATATTTCCCGAAGCTGTTACGCTCTGAAAAATTTCTACCGATACGACTAAAATCGCACTATGAACCGGAGCCGTGTTTTCGTATAGCTCGGCCGCGCTTGAACCGTCAAGAACGGCAACACCGGACGGAATCACGGGAATAGTCGTCGCCGTATCTTGAAGGTTTGTATCCGCACTAAAGGAGAAGGGTAAATAAGAAGAATCGTCTACGGTGTAAGTATCGTCTACGGCTCCTAAACCGGTTACTACTATATCTTGATCTTCCACGAAATTATTTCTTTTTATAAGATTAAAAGTAATAACCTCATCTAATATTTTATAGCTAGCGATAGCGTTATTATTAGAAGTTAGCATAGGTAAAATCGTTAACTCTGCCGAAGCTATTATTTCTTCTAAATAAGCGTCCGAAAATAAAGATTCGCTAACTCCTA